TGGTGGTTTGGGTGGTGATGTAGGTTGGAGTAATTTCAATGTCTCTATAAAATCCGGACAATTGTTGATTGCGGATTTCGTTGTAGGTCATCTTTACAATGTGGGTGATTCTTGTGCAGGTTCCCAAATCGCTGGCCGCGTACGGCACCACTAAATCTTCGACCGGAACAAAACGGCTCACGGCCCGTTGAAGACTGGTGTCATAATAAACTTTCTTAAACGCTGATCCGGCAAGCGGTAAATAGAACAATAACTGATCCATTTCCGGCGTGTATTCTTCCATGACCGTTGTAATCTCGTAGTTCATAAACTCACGCACACGATCAGCTTGAGCTTCTATTTCAGGAGTCGCTAGACCGAGGACCTCGGTTTTTACCGGTCCTTGAGCGGGCAGTAGTTCTTTAAAGGCTTGAGCTTGAAATTGAGTAACGGATTCTGCTAATAATGGGTGGGTTACGCCACTTGCACCAGGGAACGGTCGATCACGGTCTTCGTATCTAAACCCGAGAAGATCCAGTCCTTTAACATAAGCGTCTTCCCATTCGTCCCGACTCATACGGTCTTCTTCAAAATCACCGAGCAACTGGGCAGCGACTGCTCCAAGTTCGGATTCATCCATGTAATCAGCCAGGTTGGCGTTAAAAGGAATGGTGTCCTCGACGTTCATTTCATCGGGCATATAGTCAAGAACGGCACTGCCGTCTTGACCAAAATTAACCTCTACATCGCCGTTTTCCGGGACGGGGGAGTCAATTTCAACCTCTTGTCCTGCTTCAATATCCAAATCAATCAGGTCTGTGACCCGATCAATGTTAGTCGGTTTATTAATTTCCTCGAACGCCATTTAGTTTTTTAAAAAACGCCCGTAAACTTAATGCCTCTTTCAGCCGCTCCGCCGCCTCTGGACTTACCTTTTCCGGCACCGGGCTGTGGCCCTTTGGTGGTTTTCATTTCTTTGGTTTTTGCATAAGGAACAAAGCCTTGGTCTTTTATATCTAGGCCTTTAATGATTTTAGGTGCTTTCGCCATTTTTTCTCTCCAGATTTATACTATATCAGTTTATAGAACTTTCAGGGTCTTCGCAAATTAGCTTTGTAATTTGGGATGAGACCTCCCAGTCCTTTTTTGGGTATTTTAGGTGCTTCTTTATAGGGCTGTGGACGACGGACCATGGACCATCTTTCTCCGCTGACGTGTTCAAACCCGTTTGCTTCGTACCACTTTACTAATCTCTCGTAGCTGCCTTTTTCAAACTTCTGTGCATATTTAGCAGCGTCTTTTCTCTGTTGTTCGTAGGCTTTTGAAAACTTGGTTGTGTCCATTTTTTTATCCAGTTGTTTAAAGTGATCGTCTAATAAACGCATTTTATCGGTTTTCCAATCCGTTATATATGAAGGAGACATGTGAACCTCAATTCCTAGTCTGTCTAAAACAGGGCCTTTTACTTTATTTATCAGTCTTTGAGCGCCTACCGGGGTATGAGAGCGCAACGACGCCACACCAAACTGGTTGTTAATGTCCGGGTACATATTCATTCTAATAACCGCATCTGCCATACCGTCTTTACCGCCAAGAACAATTTCCATTCCTAAATCTGGTCTTTCGGTAAATCCGTCTATGTTGTCAAAATCACCTCGACTATGCGCTTTGTTACGAAAATAAAGTTTTCCTTCCTCTAAAACCTGTGGTTCTCTTTTGCCCGGCGTGCCTTTTAAGGGCACCATGCCGAAGTCTTCGAGTTCATCCACTACTTTACGCATGTTATAAAGCACCCCTTCAACGTCATCCAGTCCTGCGTGAAGCGTGCTTCTGGAATGTTCTATGTAGTCGTCCGCCACGTCCATATAATCGAGCAGCTCTTCTTTGGTGCCCACTTGCCAAGGGGTGCCAACATCTTTTAAAGACCTTTCAGCCACGCCTTTTTGCTTTTCAAAATCCTGCATCGTTTCTAATAAAGACCTTCCTTTCAGTTTTTCGGCGCCTTTGCCCATTTTTCCAGCGCGGACCAGTTTCTCAATCTGTCTTTCAATAAACGACATGCCTTTTGTCATGCCCATAATCCCCACTGACTTTGCCATTAGTTCGGGGTTGGTCAGGCCGCCCATCAGTTCTCCGAGTGTTTCCAGTCCGCCGCCTTCACGTTCCAGCCCCATTTTCTCAGCGAACCATTCGCCCCCGCCCACAAGGTCTTCCGGGAACCAAGGCTCATCTTTCATGGGCCCTTCTCGAGAGGAGAACCCTTTTTTAAGAACATGGCCCAGGTCCCTGGGCAGACCGGCCAATAACGGAACGTTCCGAGCAAGGCCTCTGCCTAGCTGTCGGTATTCTTCTCTTCCGGGGGTGATAGCTTCATCCATGCCTCTCTGTCGGAGAAAGGCACCTAATAGTTCTTTGTCTGTTTTTTCCTGCTCTGTTGCCATTAGTAATATTCTTTTCTAGGGGGCGTATAATCGCTGTCCATTAGCTCATCTGATTCTAGCGCGATAAAGCCACCTTGTCGATAACGCATCAGCGCTTGGGTGGTGCTGTCCACCAAGTCATCGTGGTCGCCAAAGGGAAAAGCGGCACATTCCTCGATCAGTTCGTCCGCCCAGCGTTTGTCCGGGGCCCAGACCATACCGGCTTCCAAAAGTGGGGAAATGGCATTGACCCGGGCAATCTTGTCCTGACCCCTGTTCGGCGAATAATTGAGCACCGGAATACCAGTTTGCCGGAGTTCGTGAGTGAGCGGTAGGCCACTGGCTTTGGCCTCAACAATGACAATATCGGGTTCCCAATACTCGTATTGTTCAAAGGCTTCATTTTTAAGTTCCGGAAAGTTCCAACGCCCTTTACGCACATCCAAAAGCAGTAAATTAGGTTCGCCACCCTCATCAGGGTAGAACACGCACCAGGTAGTAATCGCTGAAAAGTCCGCGGTTTCCTTTTTGGAGAACGCGGTGTCGTAGCTTTGAATCACGAACTGCATGTTGGGCACCCGTTCTTCCTCCCAAATCTTCCACCACTCGCGTTTTAGGATCGCGCCTGCCTCCGAGGTCGGGTCCTGCATCCACTGGGCTTCCCATTTGGACACCGGGAGCGAGGCTTTGACCCCTTCTAATTCCGGCAAGGACCAATATTCGGGCCATAACGCCTCGCCACTGGGCATAATCGCTGGAAATTCCACCACTTCCCATTGGTCGGCGTGTTCCTCACCCTGTTTGCTGAGCAATCTGCCGGTTAAATCTTTAGTGCTCCAGCGCGTCATCACGATAATAATCGCCCCACCGGGTTGTAATCGTTGTCGTGGTCCTGAAGAATAATATTCCCAGGCATTATCCAGTGCCGTGGGTGAAAGTGCGTCTTGTTCCGAGTGAATGTCGTCAAGCACCAGAATATCCGCTCCCCGACCGGTCACCGCACCACCAATACCCGAATAAAAGGCTTCACCGCCGGCGTTGGTTTCCCAGCGTCCGGCTGATTTTGAGTCGGCTTTAAGGGCGACGCCCGGAAAAACCCCTTGATATTCCTCGGAATCAATCAAGTCCCTGACTCGTCGTCCAAAACGAAAGGCCAATTCCGCGGTGTGGGTGATTTGCATGATCTTGAGCTTCGGATTGCGGCCCAAGGCCCATGACGGAAAATAGGTAGAAGCAAACTCAGATTTAGTGTGTCTGGGTGGCATGTTAATAATCAGCCGTTTTAGCTCTCCACGAGCCACTTGTTCGAGTTTTTCGGCAAAAATCTGGTGGTGTCGCCCTTCAATAAAATCGGGCCACATGTGGTTAATGTAGGTTAAAAAGCTCTTTTGCCCTTCGCGTTGCAAGGTCTTGGTCTGCAGCGCCACTTGCAATCCCAGTAGCTCTTTTGCGGCATCCGGATAAAGCTCGGACAGCTTTCCGGTGTCTATTTTAATCGCGGATTTCACGGTCTTCTCGGGGCATTAGGTCTCTCCTTAATGCAAGTGTTTGATTTTACCATATTTTTTAGTATATAACATTTTTCCGGGGACCAGGGACCCCTAGAAAAAAATATAAAATTTTTTGAGGAAGGGACTCCTAACAAAAAAATGCGAAATTTTTTCACTAGAGAATTTATGTCTCGATCCTT